GTCGTCGTGGCCGTGGCGTCGGGGATCGCACTGGAATTGTTGCTGTCGTTCGCGGTCTATAACGCGCGCCGGGCGAAAGTGTTTGTCGTCATAGCTGTTGCCATCACCGCTTATACCGTCGTGCAAACGGCAGCAGGTCAGACGTTCGCCCTGTTGTCGCATACGGCGAGCGTCGGTACGGCGACCGAACACGGCACGGCGTCGTTCACTATCGAACAGTGCAAACAGAACATTGAACGATTGACGGCGGAAGCGGACGGTATCACGGCGCAGTTAAAAAGCCTTCGCAGTGCGGAAGCGCGGGCGGCGTACGCGGGTACTATTCAACAGGCGAACGGTCGTTTAGAGCGCATCATGCGTGAGCGTTCGCAGCTGTTGGACATATTGTTGAAAACGTCGTCCGAGTCCGTGACCGGAGCCCGGAATGCAGACAGCCGTAAATCCATTTACGGTTTTTATGCCGGGATGGTTGATTGGAAAAAAGATGATTGGTTGAAATTTGTTTTCCATTTCTTTTTGTCCGTCCTCATCGCAATTATGGCCCCGGTTGGAATTTTGTCGTGGGGGCATCAAACGACAGTTCACGCGACGTTTTCCCGGCAACAAATAGAAATGTTTGTAGCCGCCGCGTGGTATCGGATTAGAAATAATACCGGCGCGACGGTATTGTCGGAAGTCGCTTATAACGAGTTGCTACAAAAGCGCGGGCATCCGGTGGAAACGGGCGTTTATTTCGCGCTTATGAATAAATGCGTTCAGTTGGGACTTGTCAATACAAGCGGCTTTGCGCTGGAAAAAGATCATAAAAAAGTGATTGAAAAACTGGCCGGGGAGCGGCCGGACGTGCGGCTTATCCTTAAAAGCAAAATGCGGCAAATAAAAAACTACGCGGCCAGTTTACGAAAGACTGACACCGCGTAACGGGTGGGGGTGCGTATGTGGATGATATTACTATGCGTGGTTGCGTCGGTCGCCATCCTGTTATTCTACCGGCGGCGGCGCGCGTCGGAATATCTTAATTTGGAAGAGTATTATAAACAAAAATACGTTGCGCCGAAACGCCGTAAAAAATAGGAGGCCGCTATGAAAAAAATGTTGATTGCGTTGGGTGTCCTTGTTTGTGGGCTGTTGGTTCTGCTATTCGGGCGCATTCATGCGCGGTTATGGCAGTTGGAAAGCGTTCAATCGTTTGATCATGCCTCCATAATAATATATTTACACCCGGATGAACAAGTGGTAAAATGTTATCAGGAGTTTTTATGGCGGGAACAGGCGAAATAATGGCACTACCACACGTAGCGTAAACCGGCTTTCACGCCGATTGATTGACCGCCCAAAACAACACCGCCGCCAACAAACACGTCACCAAAAACCCGGCGATAATATCCAATGTCATATTGCACCGCGCCTTTTAAATCGTTTTGAATTGCATACACTATGTCGGTTTCAATGATATTCATAGGCCGGTACGGATTGATTTTTAGCGTTCGTTCGGCCGTTCGCTCGCACAGACGCGCTTTTATTTTTATTTCGTCCCGGCCCGCGTCCTCTTTTTCAATCGTCATCGGGGCCGTATCCATGCACTTTAGCGCCACCAGATACGCCCCGCTAATCGTTCCCTGGGCGGTGTCGGTATAATTCCGCACAATGGCCGAGGAAACGGTCGCGCCGGCCCATTGCGCGCGCTCCGCCGGGGCGTTCCGGCCGGAAAGGTACTGGCCGCCGAAAAAACCGACGGCCGCGCCCGCGAGAAATAACGCCGCGCCGTTTATGATGGTTTTCTGTAGTCCCATTGCGACCTCGTACCACAATAAATTTCTGCCTGTTGTTGCAAGAACGTTTCCACCCATTCATAGGACGATCCGCGAACCATACCAATCCGCCCACCGTTTTTCAGTATCTCCCCGGTAAAAAAATCCTCGGTCTCTTTGGTTAACCGAAACACGTACACATCAGGCAGGTCGTGCGGGGGCGGGTTGGGTATCCGTCTGATTCTGGTTTCGATGAAAATCATGGGGCGCTGTCCGGTCCCTGGGTGTTCGGCCGCCGTCCCAGCCACTGCTCCGCGCCGTATTGAAGGACGTTGGCCGCCATGTAAATCACCACACCGTCCCGGACGTATTCAGCCGGGAAGTCCTCCATGAACAGGTACATCAGCACCAGCGTGATCAACCCCACGTACTTGCGGCTGAGAAACATGTCAATCAGCCGGTCCCGTATTTTCCCCCAGGTCGTTTTCATATCCGCTCCCCTTCCGGCGCGGCGTGCTTGCGCTTTATCATATGATCACCAGCTCACTCGGTAGCTCCGTGTGGTCCATTAGGTAGTAGTTGAACAAACAACGCTTGTTGGCTTTGTACATGTCGGAGGATAGGACCTCATCCATCAAAATATTGAAGTCCTTAATGTCTTGGTACACCTGGCACGCAGCCGACCACACGCCGATGTGCTCCTCGATTTTATACGCATCCCCACGATGGATGTTCGCCCCAAAGTACCCCGTGAATATTTTGGGGCGTCCATTCTCTTGGATGAAGTGTCCGTACCGATCAACGCGCCACAGTTGCTGCGGTTGGCATCGTGGGTTCAGCTCCCGCGTGTTGATCAATGCGGTGTACTGGGTTTTTCCGTGAGGTCCTACGCAGTGGGTATCAAAATGGGGGCCGTGAACCATAACGCCCGTTCCGAGGGGATTCATGGGATGGTCCCGGATATAATAGGACGAAGGGTCCACCGTACCTTTGGCTACAAAAATCATCCTATCCGTCCAAAACCCAACGGTGTCGTTCCACACGCTGTCTAGCAGGTTTTCAAAATTACGGATGCCAAACGGATTTACTCCGCGAACGTCCAGCCCCGCATTTTCCCAAATATGCCGAAAAGTTTCAATCATGCTGGAGCTTTCAATTATTTTATTCACGATGGCACCGCTCTTTGATTTTGTTATGCTCTGCTTTTAAATCTGCGAATTGGGTGGCCGTGTTTTCTGCTTTTGACCGCGCATCCCCTACCAAGTCAAATAATTTCTGCGTGTCTTTACCAGTCAATTCCAGGGATTTTTCCAATTGATCCATGCGCATATCTGAATATTTGCAAAACCCTTCGATAACGATTTTAACTTCTTTAAGAAGGGTTTCCCGCCCGGTCTTGTCTCGCTCCTCGGCGGTCTCGATCATTTTTTTAATCAGTACCCAAACAACCCGGCCAGCGAATGCCGAAACAACAAGAACAGCCCCAACCCAGTCAGGAATGTTAGAAAAATCGAACCCGCATTGTACAATCGTCGAATTTGTTTCAAACACATTTCACCCCCCTATCACGTTGATAGTTTTTAAAAGTTAAAATAATTCCACCGTTATTTTATCATCTGCTTGCGGAGGTTGTCGGCCTCCGCGTTGAGTGTTTTTATTTTCGCTTTCGCTTCCTGTTTCACACTCGCACCGGTGTCATCGTCGCTAATCTCAGCTACCGCACGGATGCGCTTAATGTCAAGCTCGCGGAGCTGCAATTCTATGATGCTATTGGTGACAGCTTTGCGTCTTTCTTCATCAATAATCCAGTTACCATTTCGGTATATGTACCATGGATCGGGTGGCTTCGGATCGGTTGTAAATCCGTTTGGCACTTCCCGCGTCGGGCATATCCGCTTTATCCCGTCATCAACATTCCAAATTTCACTGCCGACATAATTATTTACATAAACCCATTTCCCATTTTCGTGCTTTGCAACCTTCCCGGAAATGTTTTCCGGTTGATCCAACAAATATCTTGCCGGATACAGAAAACCGCCACCAACAGGATTGGTTTGACAAACATGCTGCCCAGAATAAAAACCGTTCTCGTCGTATGTGTAGACTATCATGGCACCCTCAATATTTAATTATGTAATTGACGCCTACGGCGTTATCACGCGTTGTTATGCCGGTGCGCGGTGTGCCGTTTGTCCCGTCTGTTACGTGCGCGGTGATAATGCTTCTTCCGGAATGAAATGTGTCATAATCTGCGGTGTAAGTACCGCTGCCGCCTAATAAGAGATTCGCGCCGGCCTCTTGGAGGTTATAAATAAGACCCCCAGGCCCATTGCGACCGGGGAACGTGAATTTATGCCCTTGGTATCTGTCTTCTTCCGGCACTCCGAGCGGAGGGCTTGTTTTAGCATTGCCGTTAATAGTCTGTGCGCCGTACCCTTTGAGCGCAACTGCACGTAAATCCGGGAGAAGGAAGTTATTAACACCGTTCCCACCAAACGGTATGTGTCTGAGAGTATGCACACCAGATTGGACCATTCCAGATGTGTCGATCGCAGTACCAGCGACAGCGTTGGCGTATGTCGTAGCGAGACGAAACGTGTTCGCATTAACATATATGACAAAATAATTAGTGAAGACCGCCAGATTGGTCGGGAGCGTTCCGGTTGTTGTAAGTTCTATGCGATCCCCGGTCACGAACCCGTGACCATTGAGCGTCGCAACGCCCGGATTTGCCTCTGTGATGGTTACTGTTCCCTTACTGCTCGTTATGGCGGAATATAAATCGTCATACGCTGCACGATCGAGCGACGAACCGTCGCACAGTAACCATCCTGATGGCGCGGAAGAGCCGCCATACGGCATTATTGAACCAGTGATTATGTCTCCCGATGATTTTTTCCACGATCCCCACACCCCGCCGGAATAGTTTATTTCCCACGTGTCAAGCGATGTGTCGTACTTCGCCGTAAATCGACCGGACGAGTCCGTTGGGTTCCACACGCCCGTAATGCGCCACGCGCCGGAATATGGCGTGTCCGTCACGCCCGCGGTGCACGTGAATTCCGAGCGGCCGTTATACGTGTCGGCGTTGGCAAGGGCAGCCGTTTTAAAACTACCGCTGGTGAGCGCCACTATCGCCGGATTTCTGTCGTCCAATGCTTTAAGGTCGGCGAAAATTGCGGCGTTATTGGCACGTAAATGGTCGCCCCGCGCGGCGGCCAGGTCGCTAAAAAGCGGCGACGGGAGCGCAGGGTTGGACGGATCGGGATAAGGTAAGCTCATGTTATTCGCCTCTTGTCCGTGATGGTATAGATTACCTCGTCAATGTCAACAATGAACGTTTTTCCCGTCGGAACGATCCGGCGGAGTAATTCAAAAAGTGTGGCCGTTGCGAGCGTGCCGCCCGCCAGTTGCCGCAATTGGACGGTTATTTCGTTGGTCATAATCGCCGTCGCGGCCCACGTCGAAAACGTGCCGTAGCCCTCAGTCGGCCCGTCCGCCGGGGGCGGTTGCGCGGAGTCGATGGCGTACGTCACGCTGGACGGAGACGGGGCCAGGACGGTTATCGCCTCAGGGACCGGGCGAGCCTCACCCGGTTCAATAAGCCCTAAGTCGGCGTTAGGGGATGAATTTTTACGCCACGCCGTACCATCTGAATAATAAACCGCGCCGTGATCTCCCGTCCCGTCGTTCTCCACGATGCAAATAGTACCCTCAGCGGCAACCGCGACCGGTATAGACGCTGAATACGCGGGCGGGGTGGAAAAATCTGATACCGGTCGAGGAGCGCACCACACGAGCGACGCGCCGGAAATATAACCGCGCGAATAATACGTCGCACTCGCGGCGGTGTTTGTCCACCCGGAAGGCGTCGCCCAGGCGCGCGCGGCGTACGTCGTAGGGGCGGGCGTCGAAGGCGGCGTTCCGGCGGTGGAATAGATGATAAAACCGGTGTCGGCGTTAGATGGCAGTAAATTACCCGTGACGATATATGGTACAAACGTACTGTCAAACCACGAAAACGGCGCAAGGCATAGCGTTTGAATAACCAGAAGAATGTTTTTTATTGTGCTTCGATTCCAACCGTTAGAAATCAGTTTGTAGAGCGCCGCCGCCTGATTGTTCGTACCGCCAAAAAACCCAAATCCGTATTGCGTAAGCAGGTAGTCAAGCCACGGCGTCCGGGGGCTGTCCAAGTGGTTGACAAGCCACGGCGTCATAATCAGCGTTTTCACCGCTTCCGCTTGAGCGACACGGACCGCTAGAATGCTATTCCACCAGGTAATAAACGCCTTGTGTTGATCCGGCGCGCTGTCCGCTAGGTTGAAATAACCCGGCGGCGTCAATTTGGCGACGGTCATTTTTGCGCTTAAATCCATTCCGTCACCTGAACAGTAATTGTCACGTTGGCCGGGTCGATGAATAAATACCGGTCAAACCACGACGTGTCATCACTAAAAAGCGCGTCGTTTTTAAAGTCAATGAATTTGGTCGCGCCGCTATCGAGTGACAACGTGACGGCCGCCTCGCCCTCCGTTTCCGGGTCGATGACCATTTCAAGCGTAGCCACCGAGTCGAAAAGAATTTGCGGCGTAAGTGATATTGAATCAATATCACACACAAGCGATTGAATGGTCGCGATACCGAACGCGGGCGCGATCGAACCGGCCAGCGTCGCGCTTCCTGCGATGTCCACGTCCGTTTCCACGTCGTCACCCTCGCCGTCGCTGTATGTGACGGACATGGTGCCGTTGACGCCCGAAAACATTTGTATTAGACGATTGACGAATAGTTCGGCGAAACTATTAGCCTGGGCGATGAGTTCCGACCGTTCCGCAGCGCTACGCGCCCGCACGTTTATTACTACGTCGAGCATGGTTGATACCGGTTGCGCAACCGTGAAGAAATATGATACGGGAATTTCCGACGTGTATATCGTGCCGCTCATCACTACGTGACGCGCGTCGCCCAGATTTTGCGCGTTGATGAATTCCAACCGCTCGGACAGGATTTGTAAAATTGGGACTATGTCCTCAGCGGTAGAAAGTATCCCATACGGCACCAGGACGACCACATTGTAACCGCTCGCAGGGACCGGCACCGGATCGACAATAGCCGTAGCGGTTGGGTTGACGTATATTCGGGCGTCCGCATATATCGTTTTTAACGCCGTTTCGACGGCGACCGAGCCGCTTTGTGATCCGTATTCAGTCTTTTCCGCCGTCACGCGGTTTAGATATATCGCGTCACTTTCCGCCGCCGCACCGTTGAGGAAGGGGAGCGTATTCTCGCCGGACAGATCGGCGTAACCGGTAATAGTGAACGTCCGACCGGCCGGAATATTACCACCGATTCCCGTCTCGGTGCATGTGACAAAAATATGCGCCGATCCTTCGCCGGGAATAACGAATGATGATACGCCGACGGTGTATTCTTGACCGCTGGACGCGATAACAAGTGTGTTCAACGCGATCGCCACGGCGTCCGGTGACGAATTGGTGACAAGCACATAGCCAGACGCGGCGACCGCGCCGCGCCGGGGATTGTTCGGATTCAGTAAGTCGATCATTGCGCCCACGGGGGCCATCATCGCGGCGAGTGTTTCACCAATAAACTGGTCAAGGTTAACATCGCCCTGCGCGAACATGTTAGCAAGGATGAGTTCGGGCGGGTTGCCAGGGCTGAATTTGATTGTAGACGGCGCGTCGTCGATTATGGCGGCGAGCGCATCTTCAAACGTGAGTTCCGTATATATTCCGTTCGTTATGGGCATATCAGTCCACCGTTATAATTCCATTTTCATATGTAATAGAAAACGGATTGTAGTATTTCGTCACAATGCGTTTCACGTCGGCGATTTTGTCCGCCGTACTTTGCGACAGTTTCCACACTAGCGGATTGCGTCCGTATGAGCTATCGGCGAAATTGCCGCCCTGTTCGCATCGGCACTCACTCATGGCGTCCTGTTCAAGTGACTGTAAACCCGTCACCTGTTTGGCCAGACCGGTAACCGCATCAAATAATATGTTTCCATCGCCGTCAAGTTGAAAAGCCATAATCCCCGCCTAATCTAATTGATGTTTAAGCGATAGCGCCAATGGCGGCCATACCGGCGCAAGCGGCACTTGTGGAAACGGATTAATACCGCCCGTCGGCCCCGGCGCGACACCTGTTGCGCCCCACGCATAAAGGGCCGTTATTGCCGCGTCCACTGATTGTGCCCACGTTTGTACTGTTTCGCCAAGCAGCATGTGACTACCGCCCTCACCGAGCGTCACCAGGCCTTTTATCTGCGTGAGTGCAACGGAAAAAACAAGTATTTGCGCGAGCGACGCGATAATGAGCGGGAACGCCCCGCCGTTATCGTTGAAAATCATTTGCGAAGATTGTAAAAGGTCGTTCAACCCCTCGGCGCAAATTACCGTGTCGCCAATCGTCGGAACCAGTCCATTCACCGGCAGCGCTTCGATGTCCGGCGCATCCGTCCCGTCCACGCGGGTGTATTTTGGTATCACAAAAAACGATCCCGGTGTCACTCCCACGCTTTTTACCGTCGCGGCGTAAATCATAACGACACCCCGTATATTTGCGATTCCAAAATCCCATCAACCCGCATTTGCGACAGTAACCAATTGTTCGTAGCCGTGACTTCGCAGCATAATTCCTCATCGTTCCGTATCATCGCATAACGCAAAATGTAGGCGTCATATGATGCCGGAACAAGCGGGCCGAGTTTAGGAAACGCCGATTTGAAACCTTCAAAAAGCGCCGATTGACTGTCATTATACAACGTCACTTTATCAAAAAGTGCAGCGTTAAAAATCGGCGTTTTAAATTTCACGTTTGCGTAATTCTCGACGCCGACGCCCCACATGAGCGCCGACATGCCGTAACCGAGAAAGGAAAACCGATTCCCCGCAACAAGCGCGCCGACGGTCGAGGGGGCCGAGCTTTGCGAATAAAAAGAAATTATTTTGCCGTTAATCTTATAAAGAATTTTATTTTGCAGACAAATTTCATCCAAAATTTTAGCAAGCGTAGACGGTTGAAATAACCGGCCCGTGACCGGCGGCGCGGCGGCGACGCCCGGGGCGAACGAACACACATAGCCGAGCCGCGCCCCGATCGCCGTTAATTGCGTATTCAGCGGTAAAAGCGTCGAAAGTTGAAAACCAAGCTCCTTTTTTACAATCGTGTCATCGAACGACGCGCCGCGAATATACAGCGTTGCATTAGTGCCGTAGGCGTCCGGTTGCAATACGACGGAATACGCGACGAAAGAACGGTTTACCGCTACCAACGCCGACGCGCGTTCAACCACCACCGCCGTCATAATTTTAACCTGCGGATTAGCGATTTTGTCAGTCAATAGCGAGTCCGCCAACGATACGGCATAATCAACCGACACCCGCGAAATGAGCTCGGACGGCGGCGATGCCACCGCCGCATTCAGCGTCATTTTCAGCGCCGCGCCGAGTGGAACGCCGTTATGCTGAACGGTATAACTGTATTTACACGAATATATATTCGGCGGTGTGAGCGCCAACACGTCAGACGGTTTATTGAGGTAGGCGTAAATAAGCGCCTCCGCGTTGCTCCACCGGTCCGAGCTGTCCGTCATGTCCGCAATAATAACGGGCGTGCACACAATTGATGTCGGGTAAAAGATGATCATATATAATCTATTCTATACCACACAGTGTCAGTGCTGAAAATATCCCCGGACGGAATCGCGCCCGTTGAAAACAGACCGCAAAATATGTCTCGTCCGGGAAGCGCGTAAACGGTCGCCTTATACACGGGCGCGCCGGTTGTTGCGTCGTAGATTTTAACCAAATAGTTCCCGTCGTCGTCGGTGCGGGCGTACTCCCACGCGGCGATTTCCCCGCCCGCGCACCGAATCGCATTTTGCGCGCCCACGGCGGGCGGCTGGAATTGAAAAAGCGTAGTGACGACCGCTTGCGTTATGTCCAAGAAATAGCTCAGAACATGCCCCCGAGATTCGAGCCGCCGTTCGGGGCCGCAACCTCCGACGCGACGGTAAGCGCCGCGCCGAGTAGTGACGACAAGTCGCGCGCTGAAAACTGTTCACGGAGTCTGATCGTCATCGCCACGCCCGCCTCGCCCGCGTTATGCGGCGGGCTTATTTCTTCGATATACCACGCCGACGATAAATAGGGCGTTGTCTGCTGTAATACGCCCAGGGGGATATATGATCCCAATATCATAATCGGTTTCATGTAATTTTTCATCTGATTAAGGACCGATATACATGACGAAACGTATCCAACCGCGAGCCCTGATAGGTTCGGCAACACTGCGCCGAACGACGCAACCGAGTTAGCGACAAGCGCGGCGTTATTCAAGACAATTTGAATAACGCGAAAAACGCTTTGATCGCGTGACGCGGGGATGTCCGATAGTATGATGTTAAGGTCGATGGTGGACGCTTCAATAACCGTCCGGGCTTTAAATTCGCCCGCCTGAGTCAGGTGGCCGGGGAGCCTGGCCGACGCGCGTGCGCGTTCGTTCGGGATTTCACACAGGCAAAACGTCGGGACCGGCGCGTCCGCTGTCGGTAGTCCAATAATAATTGCGGACTGCGCGAAGGACGTTATCGCGCCGCTTATCATTCCCGGAATATTAAGTGTGTTAAATGAAAATGCCATTATTTAAATATCTCTACGGCCCGTTGCAACGTCCGGCCTTTTTGGTTAGTTTTGAAATTTGACACGGCGTCCGTTATAAACGATATTGCCGTGACCATTTTGCCCGCACCATTCACCATTGCGTTTTGCATGTCATTCAATGCGTCATTCAGCGCCATCAGACTGTTGACCGTTTTACCCGCCGCGTTCTCGAATTGCGCCGACGCCGCCGTATTAGCGAGCCGCGTTGTCTGCGTTTCCTGGGCATTTTCATAATATGCTGCCCGCTTCTGTCGTGTTTTTTGTTCCGGCGTTGCGTTTTGTATTTCGCTCCCAAAATTTTTGAGCATTGCCGCTGATAATTTCTGTCGGATGGACGGCGGGAGACCTTCTGTCCCGCTCATAATTTGCGACGCCATCCACCCCTTATCAGTGCCGGTTGACTCCCAATCGCCCGCAGCCGCGCGGGCAAGCGCCCGCGTGTCTTTTTTATTAATTAATTTATTAAGGGCGTCTGCAAGCGTTTTGTCAATTTTACCCATAGAGCTGGAAACGGCGGACACAAAAAGGGCGTGTTCGCTATTCGATAAAAACCCCCGCCCCAATGACGACCGGCCGCCGATCAAATTCCCGCCGTAGTGCGCGACGGCGGAATTTCGTTTAGAAAGTTCATACGCCCCGGCGGTGGATGATTTGGCCGATTCCAGCGCCCCGCCCGCCGCTGCCGCTGCCGCGCCGAGATACGGCAACGTGGACGCAATCGCCTGGATAAAAGATGATGGGCTCAAAGACGATGCGGCATTTGCGAATTTGTCTGTATGCCGACCGAATTTTTTAACTGAGTTGGTAAATTTCTGTACCCTATCATCCGGCGGGTCTTTTTCCGGCGCGGATTTTCCGCCCGGCGCGGATTTTCCGCCCGGCGCGGATTTTCCGCCCGGCGCGGATTTTCCGCCCGGCGCGGATTTTCCGCCCGGCGCGGATTTTCCGCCCGGCGCGGATTTTCCGCCCGGCGCACCTGGTGCTGTACCACCAGACGCCCCGAGTTCTTTTTTTGCGGCGGCGGCCTCTGCCGCAAATTTTGTAGTCAGCGTAATATTTTTCTTTTTTTTAGTCAGCTCGCCGCTTTTTTTGCGTATCTTTTCCATTGTCGAAAGAACGACATTCTGTCCCTTCATTCCAAGTGTGACAAGATAGTTATCAAGTTGCGGCATTTTTCCTATCCCATAAATCTGTTATAGAGCCGCCCCGCGTCCTCGTAATCAATACACCCGGCCTCAGTGTATGATAAAACGTGTGAGACGATAAGCGCGTCCCAGTCAATCATAGATACGGCGTAAAAAAAAATCGGTCGGCCACGTTTGACAGTAAGATTATCGCTTCCACTGGCAAATTGGACAGATCGGATTTACACGGCGCGCCGCCGACCAATACGCAAAACTGCGCCGCGAGCGTTTCAAAGGCTGCCATCGCCGAACGCTCGCGCGCCCGTGCAATTTGCAAACTGTTTGTAGGCTTTTTGATGGTATAGATTACCCCGTCATAGCGCACCTTTACCGCGTCGGCGCTGTATTCCACCACGTCGGCAATAGCGCACGTTGAAACGCGCTTTTTCTTCACGTCCAGTTCGGGCGCGTTAGACGCGATTATGTCAATCCAGGCGCGTTCTTCTTCGGTGGGGTCGTCCGTCGTACCGTCGCCGATAATTTTACTATCGGAATTGATGATCTGTAAACGCGCCTGGGTGATTTTTGGCAGTTCAAATGTCATGGCTTAAATCTCATTGTCCGTGGACGGGTCGATTTCAGCCACATCTTCAAAAGAAATTTCCGCCGTCACGTATCCTCGGTCGCGCCCGACACCCGCGAGCGGCATTTTGGTAAAATAGCAATTCTTGTGCCGGTGAATACGCGCCCCCTCGCTTGATTGCGTATTGTAGGCATAATAAAAATCAAAATCGAAAATGGTTTGAATTTTTGCCTGGCCCCACGATTTTAACCGGTCAAGGTTTTCACCAAGCAAGAATTTTACCTCCCGGTTTCCGGCGCGGGGGGTTGATAGAATGAGCACGCCCCGCGAACCGTCGGCGGCCATGTGGCGCTTGCCGCGCTCGGTGTCCAGCGTGATGTCACCCAGTAAATCTTCCTCATTGTACATTGTTTCGCCGCCGAACGAAATTGATTCACCGGTCAATTTCGCGGTGAACGTCGCCACGCATTGACCGATTACGACGGTTAGCGATTCTTGCGCGTTTGCCGCGCGCGCGGCCGGGGATCGCCGGAATGCGCCCCGAAAAAACGCCATGATCATCATTCCGATTAAATAAATGTATTTCATTGTCTCACCCCTTAGTTGAAATTAAACGCGATTGTGTAATAATGGATTGCGGCAAACGGTTTAATTGTCGCAATAATGGCACCGACGGGAATAACGCCCTTTGATTGCCACGTCGGGTCAAGGGCCGCGATTTGCGCCGCCGATTTCGTGATAAGCGTGTATGCAGCCGTACCGTCTTCGTTGGATAGAATCGCCCCGGCTTTCCACAACGTGTCAAGAGCTGCACGGGTGAGCGCCGCGACCTCCATCACGCCGGTGTAATCGCCCGGTACGCCGGTACGCCCGGCCGCGATAAGCGCATTACGCGGCGTAACGACGCAATAGTCGTTGATGTAATCAATGGCGATTTGCGTCTCGATTTGTAACGACGTGGGCGGGTTGACGTCATCATTCAAAAACGTGTCGTACACGAAACAGGCCCCGCCCTGATCTTTTGCGCTATTGTATTGAGCGAGGGAATTAAGCGCGATATACGCCCGCGTGGCCGCGCTGTACGTATCACCGTCCACGCCGGTAAAATCGTGGGCGTCCGATAGGGAGCCGATCGACCGGGCGACGCTACCGCCGTAAAGCGCGTGAACGAGCGCGGCAAGTAACGGGTTGTGGTACACATTGACGCCCTCCGACACCTCGGTGTAGGCGTTCGTGACCAGCGTCATTGTCCGGCTTGCGGTAAGGAGTTCACCAGGATCACCGGAACCGCCCGCGATAAGCAATTCATCGGGAAGCGTGCCGCCATCTTCCATTGTCCACGACATGATGAAAATCTTCGCGGTGGAATCGGTGCACCACGCAGCGGCGACTTTGCAGTCGGCCAGATACGTCTCCTCATCGTCAAGGCCGTTTGTCTGCGAGCCTACATTCAGGATTGACCAGTTGCGCGGGTAGTAGTTCGCCTTATTGAGCATCGCGCTTGTGAGCACCCCGCCGCCGGTCGGCAGAATATAAACCATGTCCGGCACGATGGAACCGCCGAAAACCGTGTTTAAAAACTGCGCCGTGCCGAGCGCGTCTGGGTTGTCCTCGATAAACGCCGCCACCATATCGGCGGTGACGGCAATCAGGCCGGTTTGCGCGTCCGCGTCATAGCCGGTTATGGTTTCCCGCGTGGCGAATACGATCCGGCGGGGAAGGCTGCCAATCAGACCGGTGGTGACGCTGCTTGTTATGGTGATAAATTTTGCGTTTGACATGGTGTCCTCTCTTCAATTCAAAATTAAACTTCGTGTAAAGAATGTTCTATGGTATCAATAACATTATCAACGGTGATTTCTTCGCCGCCGTGAATACTGGACACGAACGTCGTCACGGTTTGACAGGCAAAAACAAGCCCGCGTTGAAGCACTTCCAGGCCGCCGCGAAATTTAAAGTCCGGCGTTTCGTCATGCGAAAGAACGGTTGCGATACCATTCCAGATAAAACTTTCCGGCGACGTGATGAGCTCGCGCGCTATTTCGTATGCTTCAAATAATTTCACGTCGTTCGATTCGTCATCCGGCGCGGCGGTAAAAAAATTCAATATAAATTCAAAATCAGTGAGCACACCGCTTATCGAAGACGCGAACGGCTGACGATACGTTACGCGATAGGCTGATTGAAAATATGGATACGATGCACCTTTCGGAACCGTGCCGTATTTATACACTCGCGCGGCCACGCTTTGCGCCGCAAGCGCTTTATTGAGCGCCGTGTTCATCGCGTAGTATTTTTCGATGATGGTCATTCCACATCCGCCGGTAAAACCCGAATTTCGTCGCACATTGCCACAACCGTACCGACCGGGTTTCCCGATTCATTTTCATACGCCTGAATGAAGGACCACGAAAGCACACGCCATTTTTTCCCGTCGGCCTCAATCCGTTCCGGACGTTCATCCAGCGCTTCGGAAATAAGAATTGAAACGCCCTCCCGGACCTCTATACCGCCCATTTGCAACCGTTCAATATCCTTCGGCTGGAGCGGTTTGATTGACGCTTTTAACGTCATCGACACCGGCGTCACGGTTGCCGAACCGTCGTCCTCCGGCGTGAGCGTGTTATATATTACATCACACGTCGTGTCTGCGATCCTCCGCGCCGCCATACTTGCAAGCCCGCGAAGTATCAAAATTCCTCACTCAATAAAATTGCCTGACGGCGTTCGGTGATCCTTCGCCGCCATCGCTCGGAATCGTTCCCCGCAAAGTTCGTTGTCGTGCCGTTCTGACTGATTGACGAAATTTCCGGGAATTTATTGTCGAGCGAAAGTAAATGGCAGGCCGTATCAAGCACTTGTGAATTATAGGCGTTGTCGCCGTAGAGACCGGAGTCAACGTCTCGCTTCGCATCTTCCAGGTACGCCGTTAGTTCAGAATCGGCGACGGCCGGATTGTCCAGCCGCCGCCGCAGTTCTTCTAAAAATTGTTCATCAGTATAAATCATGCGTTTTTACGCATTCACCGAAAAATCAAGGATGAATGCTTGACCGCGTTGAATTACCATCGGGCCGCCGAAAGTGAGTTGCGCCGTGAAACTTGAACGCTGCTCACTTACCACGTTGGTCGTAATTCTCGGCGTTGCGGTCGCCATCGGCAAGAGCACGCCTTTGCGACCGGTCGGCGCGCCGTGGACAACGGCAATTACGCTGTTGTACTGCGCCGAGCCGAGCGAATTGGTCCGGGCGTTAAGCAAGCCGGACGTTTTAATTTCGATCGTTTCAACCGTACCACCCACGGCCAGTTTAAGCGCCTCACCAAGCGTCCGGTTGAACGTACCAGTCGAAAGGTACTGCACCAGGGCCGCATAGATGGACGTGGGCACGTACAGAACCACCTTCCCGGACGTTTTAACGTTCGTCTGCGCGACCAGGTTCAAGAGCCGCACAACATCGGCGTAGATGTTCGCCGCGCCCGCCGCGTTGACGGCCGGAAGTGGGGCAGTCCGGTCGGCCGGTTTGTAGTTGAAATTTGTGATCTTTTGGATCAGGGTCGTCGGATTTGCCGCCCAGTCCGCAGCGGTCGCAAGCAGCGGGGAAGCCGCCCCGGCCGAGGCGAGGGAAAGCGCGATACCGCTGGACAAGAGGCCGTATTGACCGCATTCCCCGTCAAACGACGCCGCACCCCACCCGTCAACGATGATACGCTCGTACGCCTGCATAACCTGTTGTTCGATCACGCCGAACAATTGGTTTTGCAGAATAAAACCCGCGAGGGCCGGGGCGATCGCGCGAGCGTAACCAAGAAGCGCCGCTTCCTGATCGTTCTCAATAATGAACCCCTGGGCCTCGGTGTGAGCGTCCTTAAATTCGTTGTACAGCGAGATTTGGGCCATATTGTTTGAATAGGTCCGGTCGTCGCCGTATGGATTCAGGTCGCCAAGCCGCTGTTTAGCCGCGCCGCTTGCTTCCACACGCGAAATGCGGAACCGGCTGATGGCGCCCGCCGACGCCGCCATTTCGGGCGACAGTTGCACTGCGTCTCCCTCGGCGATAAACGATTCGGCAAAGGTGAGTTGCTCATAGAGCTGTTCGGCGAGCTGATTAAGCCCGGCAATCTGGTCATACCCCGGATTGCCGAAATAGGCATTAAGCGCGGTCGCTTGCGCGTTCTCCACACTCATACCGGCTTTCATCGCGTTTTGCGCGATACCGTTCAGCTTTGTGCGGAGCCCGTGCGCCATATCGACAACGTGGTCAATGGACGCCCCGTCAAACTTCTTGCGAAGGTCGGCAATCGCTGCGCCGTGCTCGGCGTGTTGACTGTTTGCGACCGCAAGCAGCCGTTCAGTCAGCGCCTTGTATTCGGCGCGCGCGACCGTTTCATTGACCGCAACACAACCGTCCTTCCGGTGCGCATCGGCGTATGCGTTGCGGACGACATACCAGTTCCGAAAGTTCTGTTCCGCCACCTGTGCGGAGGTGATTTTTTGTCCTTTTATCATCGTTAACCTACCTTAACAGACGCGAGCCGCGCGAAGATGTAACCGGTTTTCAGTTGGCCGGTATTTTGCACGCCGGGCGTTCCGTACCAGACCGAACCGGGAAAAGCCACGGCGTCGGCGCTGCTGCTGGAAAGTTCCCCGTCGGCGGTAACGTAGGCCGCGCCACCCGCATCGGGGGCCGACGCGTCGAGCGGAACCATTGCTACGGCGTCAAGGTCGCTAATCATGGCGACATAATCACCGTCGGCGTATTCGCCAACCGTCCGGTTAATTGCGGATTCAACCTGCGTCGCCACTTCCAGAAAACCAATGGCGACAATGGCGAAATCATCCGAACCGGGGCCGGTATAAGCGGCCGCGCCAAGGACAATGATCTGTTTCCCGGCGCTGTTCTCTTGCAGCGTAACCACGCTGCCGATAGGGGCCGAAGAAATACTCGCGGCGGAGGGGATGACAAATTCCACGCCGTCAATTCGGCGCGCATCCCACTGAACCGCGCCACGTTTGGGGTTGGTTTCCCCGATTCCGAGTCTTATTCCGGGCATCAGAACACCTCCCCGACCGCGTTAGTCGCGGCGGCCGTTTTTTCTTCTTTCGGTGCGGCTTTTTGCAGTTCCGCATATTTCGCGTTTACCGCCGCGATACGGGCCGCCGGGTCAGTCTCGGCAATGCCGGACAAGGCGGCGAGGGCGGCAAACGACGGCGTTTTCGCGCCGAAATCGACGTTTAACGCGGTCGAAAACGCTTTTACCATGTCTTGCGACGGTTTGGCGTTTTCCAGTGCCGCTTCCTCTTTCTCTTCCTTTGGCGTTTCTTCGCCGTCAAACGCCGCGTTTTCGCCTTCGCCCTCTTTTTTGGGCGTCAGCTTTTCGTTGATTTCATTCAACGCATCGCCGTGCTTTTTAAGCGTGTCTTCCATCGCATCCATACGGTCGCCCGTATTTTTTTTCGCGATGGCCTCGTCAACCGCGTTCTTAACAAGCGCGGCCAGTTCTTTAGGGTCCATGCTGTACTCCTCATTATTTAATATCTCGCCGCGCGAGTTCTTAACCTGAACAAGAACGACACCGCCGCCGTTGGAATAGTACACGGCGGCGCGTTTATCGCCTTTCACATATTTATTGCCAAGCGCGTCCGCATACTCTTCGCCGTTTTGCCATAATTCAACCTGGCCGCCTTTATTGCTTTTGAAGGGACCGGCATATTTTGCGTTTTCCGCCTCTACCACGCCATCAGTATTGATACACACCGCATTTATCACTTTGATTTTATTTTCAGGATCGCGGACATGCGGCGCGAGCGCAACGTGCGTAGCGCGTAGCTCATTCGCCACGGCGTTGTATTCCTTTCCGTCGGGCGTTACACCGTTTTCAATTTTCAAGTCGTATATGTCAACAAACGCCGACGCGCCGAAACCGGACGCGCCGAGATTGCTTTTAACATAGGCCACTTCTTTAGCGCCTTTGACAACCCCGGCGATCATGGCCGCTTTTGCTGCCGCGTCAAAAAATACGCTATGCGCCCAACCATCGATTTTCTTATTCTGTTCGTTCGTAGTCGAATCGTGACCGCCGACAACGACCGGCGCGGTCTCTAAGGATTTCAGAAATTTTTCATCGCTTACGGCCTCGGGCGGGTAATAGAGCTTGACCGGCTTTCCTTCAAGCGCCGCGTTACCGGTTTGCAATTGCCCCGCGCCATATTCCAGAACGCCCACGCGGAGGGCCGGGACGGAAAAGCGCATGGATTCAATGCGTTCGCCCGTATCATTGTAGACACGGGCGATAGGGCGGAACCGTTTCAAGAGGTTTCTAATCACATTCGGCATAGAGCACACCTTTATAATATGTCAAGTTAAAATTTAGTTTTTAGGCACTTTTTACAGTAATACTTGTAGTTTCGCACTTTCAACAATCGGCGCGGAAAGCCCGCCCCGCACCCAGCGCACACATTTGAAAACGGCCGCCCGATTTCCTGGCACGGCATAATGTCGGCGCAATCATCACACACCATTTGTTTCTGTCTAACTTTCGGGTTTGCGTGAAGGAGCGCCCCACACGCGCAGCGCCGCCGCTGCCTTTTCCCACCCTCCGCCGATACAGGAACATAAACGGGTAATGACGCGCGCGCTAGACGTTGTAGGCGTTTTCCGATTGTGTCCTCTTCGGGAAATATTTTCCCCGCGGGTGAAAAGGTTTTCATGCGCGCACCTCATATTTTCGCAATGGTTTAATCGGCTTTGTCGGTATCGCGGCCCAACACCGACACCCCCACGCCGTGCCGGGATTGCCGGTGTGCGTTTTCCCGTTTTTAAAAATCTCCGTCGGGGGATCGTCAAAAAGAAAGCATTTGCCCTGCAATTTGCGGTGTGTTTTTCTGACGCGCCGGTCGCGCTGCGTCGTCCAGATATACCGGTCGGAAAATTCTTTTATGATACCCTCGTTCAAAACCGTGCCGAGCGCATAGGCGTTGTCGTCGCCGATTTGTTCGGCACGGTCCTGGTAATGTTCATCGAACGAAAAAACCTTATAAACGTTTTCCCCTTCCCGCGCCTCGTAAATTTTATTGAGCGCCTCTTGCGCAGTGTATGATTCTTGTTTTTGCAACCGTTCGATTTCCCGCTGGACGATAACATTTTGCCGGTCCTTCACCGTCTCTTTAAGCGTATCGCGTAACGCGTATTGAACGTCCAACCATTCGCGCACCTTACCGTCAAGCGTCCCACGATAAACGCGCATACCCTCCGCCGCATAATGCGCTTCAAGCGCGTGCCGGTATCGTTTGGAAAACAGGCGGGCGCGCGAATCGAACGCCGCCCGCGCGTCGTCATCGTCTTCATCGTTCCACACGGCGCGGGCGTAGTCCCGGACGGCGCGGCTCCATTGTTTACTGTATTTTTCAAAAATGTTTATCATACCAGCGGTTTAACAAGTTTCGTTCGTTCGGTCCCGTCGTCGCCGCCGCCGATCGCCCCGTCATCCTCGCCCACCGGCGTAGGCTCCGCCATCCCCGCAAAAGTGACATCTTCATCCAAAAGTTTTAATTGCTTGAACGCGCTTTCAAGCTCAGGATATTCACGTTGACGGATAAGTATTTCCGTCCGCTTCGCTTGCAGGTCGGCTTTTTCCTGCTCGGTCTCATCGTATATCGATTCAAATTCAATATCAAAATCATCTTCGGCCACGCCACACGCCGCGACCTCCGCGTCATTGCGTATGAACGTATCGACAACAAAGCGGGCCATCGGTTCAATCATGCCGATTTGATAACGGCTTCTTACGTGCTCATTGGTCGCCGCAATCTGAAAGGCCGCTTGACTGTAATTCGTATTCCCGCCGCCGAAAAAGTATTCAGGTGAAAGGCCCGTAACCGACGCCACATAGTCCCGAAATACCCCGGCAATGTTTCCCGTTCCCTCGCTGATATTGTTCGTCAAAATGTCCATTTGCGTCCCGCGCGCCTGGGCGATCGGCGTTGACACGCCCATCGTTTCAGAAAGCCTTTGCAGTTGCGCCCGCATCGCCGAAAGCATCGTATCCGTTTGGATGTCGCCTTCCATCTTTTCTACGATCACCTGGGCGCGCACTAGAAGGATTTTCAGAATATGAACATATAGATTCCACGCCTCGGCGGCGCTCCGCAACTGCGGCACGCGGTTAATGCCTATACCGAACAACGGCTCAAAGCCAGGACAGAGAAAAAACGCGCTGACGCCGTGTTTCAATTTCGCGCCAAAACAGTACAAGTCGCCCACGCGCATTTGATTGTACGGTGCGGTCAGGCCGTTAAAACTCGAACCCATGCCATAAGCAAATTGCGTGTCATTGAACACGTTAAACGTTACGGTATTTCCCCGCTTGATCGGCACGAGCAGCGAACCACGCGGCGACAACGTGCTATTAAATAGCATATCCTTTAAGACCGCTTGCAATTTCACCTTTTTAAATTTTTCTTCGAGCGTCGCTTTAAATTTCTCGTTTTTCGTTTTAACTTCAAACGGGTTCTTCAACGCCATCGCAATAGGGCGGTCAACCATTTCGGAAAGAGTCGGTACTGATAGATATTCGGTATAGTTCACCCGGTACGGTGAATAGTCAATGTATGACATAAGGATGGACGGGTCGGACGGCGTGTTGATTTTCACCGCGCCGTTTGAATACACGGAATTGAAAACCGACGAAAATGCTTCCTCCGCCCTGCGCGTCGCTTTCGCGGGTAGGTCCGCGTGTTTGCGTAAGTCGTCCAGATGATCGGCGTTTACGATCTCGGTCACATAGGCTTTCCCGTCCGCCTTTTTCAAACGCTTGTGCTCGCGCAGGGCGTAAGCGTAGAGCAGGGCATTTTCACCCGCCGTTTGAACGTCACGCACGTTTCGCGCGTCGTTGTACTCATTCACGATACCGGAAATAACGGCGTCAATATTTGACGCGCTAAGTGTGTTCTTTATTTCCGTCACCATCTTTTGATTCAGCAAAATTTCATCACGCGGCAGCAAGCACAATTTTTCAAGCGCGTCTACCATCGTTGCCAGTTCCGTTACCGGACGGACGTATCGCGCGGGCCTTTGTGTTTTCATTCCATTACCTCGTAAGATAGATGTTTTTCAAGCTGTCCCGTTTCATACAACGGCTTATTAAAACCTTTTTTAGCAAATGTCGCAGGCGCATTATGCTGTAACGATCCGTCGTTATTTTCAATAATCCGTTTCGCTTCCGCCGCGACCTGTTGACCGAGCGCAGTCAGCATTTTTGTTTCAACGTCCTTCAAATCGCCCAACCGCCCGCGCTTCGCATATTCCATCACGTTTTTAAAATATGCTTTCATGTGCTTTTTCATTTCTGGCGACGAAAGAATATTTTCAGCGGCGACCCGTAGGACCGGGCGCGGCGGGATCGTTTCCGTGCCGAAATGGTTCCACGCCAACACGTCACTAAATTTCTCGCCCGTTTTATACACACCGGGAAGCGCGCCGAATTTTACTTGCATTATATTACCTCTTTAAAACCTTAATCGCGGCAGCATATTCCGCGACAATCGGCGACGTGGCCAGATGTTCAAGAGCGCCCGCCAAACTGTCCGGCGCATCATCATGCGGCGCCCCTTTGTAATAGCGCGACACTTCAAGCGAATAGGCCGCGTCCGTGCCGTTTAATATTCTCATCTCCGATTTATTTGCAATCACCGTCGCCGCGATTCGTTCGTGTTTGTTCCGGTATTGCCGCTTGACCGTCCAGAGATTTTTTATTGCGTAACTCCGTTCATTCGCCCGGAAAGCGTCAATGAAAAATATCGACGTGTCCGCAAGCTGTGATTCAATGACGCTTTCAATCGGCGTGAACCGTTGAAAGAAATCGAGTATCTTAATTCGCGTCGCCTCATCTGAAATTGATTTCGGTAATTTCATTCCAGTGAAAAGGATTTTCCCTTTCTTGTTCACACCGACAACCGACACCGCCGTTGCGTCCGTGTCCGTCTTATCAGAAAACGACGGATCGACAAAGGCAACACAATATTGACAGTCCCACACGTCCGCCGTTTCAAACGCGCCCAAAGTGTCATTGTCCTGAACGTGCCGCAGCTCGTAGTTACAACACCATTCAGCGTATGGCAGTCGGTCTTTCCGCGCCACGATCTCCGTAAGCTCATCCGCAGGCATAGGGACCGTACCGACCGGAAAGCGCCGACCTTCAAAATAACTTTCCTCTATGGTGGAAAATACGTCATCTTCATGCCAGGGCGTGCCGGAAAGCCGCGTCTGACCGAGTGGGTCAATCAAGTTATCCAATTCCCGAAAATACGCTTTCGCCCATTCACGGGCCGCCGGGCTATAGCGGTCCTCAATAGTAACTATGTCATCCGGCCAAATATAATCAAAGTGCGCCCCGACAATAGACGTTCCGACGCCTGCTGCGGTCATCGACGGTTCGGGCGTTACGGTCTTTTTAAAAGAAAACGTCGTTCGCTCGCTGGACCACACGCCGGTTTTCGCGTCCGTAATATTCCAGCGCGAAAACATATACAAGCGCAATATGTCGTTCGTTTCAAAATGCTTTTGTATGGTTTTCAGAACGTCGCTTGAAAGCTCTTTCGTTTTTCGCACAATAAGTAGTCGCATGGCCGGGTCACAAAGAAACAGGAGCGTCATGGCAACTATGCCGCACGTCGTTTTATAACTTCCCCGGTGAGCCTGCAAGACGCCGAATTTTGCGTATTGGTAAAAATGTTTTATCCACTCGCCATGAAGCGAAGACAATTTATCATAGCCGAGTATGTGACCGAGCTTATGCGGTTCGGCGAGCCACGCGCGGAGCAGCGCAACGTGATCAATCTTTTGTTTCTGACTTATTGACGCCAAACTCTTTTAATACCTGTTGCACTTTTTCGTCATCGGTGTTGATCGTTAATACGGTTTCCGTTTTTACTTTACTACCTTCCGTCCCCTCGCGGACTTCTTTCATAAGCGATACGCTCGCGCTGTCGCCGCGAGATAAAACTTTACGCATAACAGTGCTAACCATTTCACTACCAGAAACCGGTTTCTTTTTTCCGTCGCTTGTAATAACGTCGTATTTTTTCGCGAGAAACTCGGCATATATCTGCGACATAAGTTTTTTTTCTCGTTTAACTTTTCCCGATTTAATGCCGCCGAGCTTTCCCCGAGCTTTAGCAGACGTTTTCGGTTTTAAGTTTTCAGTCCTTCCAGCCATCTGTCTTTCCCCACTTTATCTTTTTACCGTTAAGGATCACGTCGCCGCCGGTAAAATTCACCCACCGCTGGACTATAACATCCGTATAATTTTCTGTCAGTTCAATAACTCGAGCCTTCCTTCCCGTCTGCTCACAGGCAATAACCATCGGCCCGCTACCGGCGAACGGATCGATGGCCACATCGCCAGATTCAGAATTATTCAAAAGAGCATTAACATATAACTCCACCGGCTTCATAGTAGGATGTTCTTTATTGGCCCTCGGTTTATCAACTTTCCACACGGTTGTCCTGTGCTCCCCGGCCATAATTGATTTATGCTTTTTTCCCCACGTGAGCAGAATAGGTTCGTGAGCGTAATCATAATCGAGATGACCCATGCTAAAGGTGGGTGAATTTTTTAACCACATTAAAATATGACGAACGGGCAATCCCGCCTCTTTCATCATCATCAGCATCGTCATACCAAGCTCCCCGCCCTGGGGGGCAGTCACAAAGTAAGTACAATCGTCCGCACAGACAATTTTCATATTAGACATTATGGGAACTAACACATTTCTTAAATCTTCAGGTTTCATATCATCGTTTTCGATGTCCGTCAAATTCCTTCCGGCCTTTTGGAAGGAATTAAGCATAACGTTCTTTTTCCCAATGCTCACGCCATACGGAGGATCGGTGAATAATAGAGACGGTCGGTCACCCCTAAGCAGTTTTTCCACTTCATCGATCATCGTGGAATCGCCGCACATTACCCGGTGGTTTCCAAGCGTGTAAATATCGCCCCGCACCGTTCTGGCCTTTTTAGGAAGCGGCGGCGCTTCATCCTCGATAACTTCCGGCTGCGTTAAATCTTTAATGTCAAACCCAAACTCAATCAGATCGTCGGCTGAAAAATCAGCTTCAAGTATTTCAAAATCCCACTCAGCCAATTCGCCAGTTTTGTTATTGGTTATGCGATATTCTTTTTGTTGCTTTTCTGTCAGACCAGATAATACTAAAATATCAGTCGTCTTTATCCCGAGCTTTTCAAGCGCCAGCTTTCGAGTGTGGCCGCATAAAATTACATACTTTTCGTTTACCTCAATAGGATCATTATTACCCACACGTTGAATTGATTTCGCAACCGCATCAACTGCCTTTTTATTTATGCGCGGATTCCGTTCGT